ACTGCCGAGTTAACGATCTGCACAGTCACGCCGCCGATGGTTACTTCTGTTACCGATATGCCGTGAAAGAAACTCATTCGCCTCTCCTCATCCACTCAATGGTGGCTCTTCATTTGCCTCGACTACGACCACATCCCCGCTCGGTGTTACATTATTGACTATTTGAGCAAGGTTTGCAAGTGTGTAGGTCGGTAACTGCATGACCTTTTGAGTGCTTACATTGTAAGTCAGATCATACAGCCATACCCGCCCCTGTGAGTCCCGCCCACTAAACTCCTCATCTGTGAAATAAGCCTTGCGACAACCGGGATATTGAATGCCTGTGAGTGCAGCTTCAATCGCATCGATGAGCGCATACACAGAACCCGCACCCGTCAATGCCCAAGACTTGGTACGCGCCTCGACGTGTACCTTAAACTTAAGTGTGCGCTCCTGCACCATCGCGCTTGTATCTTGTGGCTTACTGAATACTGTCCCTTTATAAGAAATGAGAACGAAAGCGATTCCCGTACCTTTCCACCACGTATCAAGATCAAAGTTAGGAAAGATGTACGTTGCTATGGCAAGATTGGCTGCAGTGAAAGCAGCATTGAGCGTAGCTTGTACCGCGTCTTGCACTGTATCTATGGTTAGGCTTGCGGGAACGGTGCGCCCTGCCCACGCTGTGGGATCGATGACTACCGGGAGTGCTCCGTAGGTGAGATTGGGCACTGATTATCCTTTTTGAGGACGGAAGTAATAATGCGCTTGGCCGTTATCAGGACCTCCATGAAACTCATCAGCAAGTTGGGACAACTTAGCATGCGTTTCCGCATTCTTCGCTTTGTCATCTCCTGTGTAACGCACCCGCATTCTTGATGTGTGCGTTTGCATATTGGGCGCCTTGTCTTTCCAAGCCATCCCCTCGTGCCCACGCAAAGCTTCCAAAGCAGATTTCCATCTTTCTTGCACTGTTGACTTCCCGGACTGCTGACTATTAAGGTGCGATACCACCTCTTTTGGTCCCTTGTCAGCTTGCCCTTCACCATTGATGTGAATGTGAGCTCCGTTGACGGTTATCCACGAGCCTTCATCGTCTGCTTTGCGCACATCGCGCTGCTCGTGGCATTCACTGCACAAACAAGCGGAACCATGACGTTGTAACTGCGCTAATGTCCTTTGCATAATCACCTCGAGTGTGGCAATACCATTTCAATACTAAAAACTTGTTTGCTGATACGTTGAGGATAAGAACCAACAATGACAAGTTGGCGATGATTGATCCAAGCCTCTTGTACCAGCCCACCCAAAACATTCTGCGCCGTACTAATACATGCCGATTGTATCGCGTCCTCGACAGCATCAGCAAGATTATTTAGCACAGTAACATTCGTCTCATCGGGCACCTCTCCTTGAAAACTTATGATGCTCAAGTTAGCAAGGAGACTGACTTTGGCGGGCGCAAAAAGCACCGACCTATCGTAAATCTCGCCCATCTCAAGAAACGATCCTGCGGGGTACTGTTCTTGTTGCAAGGAAGATTCGGTGATGGGACGGCGGCCCATGTACTGCAATGGGCCGGGAGGTGTAGCGGTGCTCAGGAGGATGGCGCTGATCTGCGCGAAGAAGGCGGAATAGATTGCTTCACGTCCAATGCTCATGCAACCCCCAGCGTGCCCACCGTCGCAGGTTCATCCTTTGTGGCCAACACCTGCTCCTTAAACTTATCCATAGGCATTGATTCACATGCGCGAAAGAAAGCTCCATCGGAATAGTTATCCAGGAAAGCTTTGACAGCCTCGGCCGCATTGGCGAACCCGAGCATAACTTTGTCTTCATCATACTCACCCGTTGCTGGTTCATTCGTGTGGATGATGTAAGCAAACTTTGCATCGGCAACAGGCCCAAGAAAGCAATCGACGTGGTCGCCATCGACTCCTTCGGTCAACCGAATGTACCCGTAAGGATGAGTCATTGTGACAGACCAGGGCTTGCCATCTTTATCAATCCCCGAGCGTGTCGAGCCGGTATCATTTTCGATGCTGATATTCAATCCTTGAAATACCCGGCGCGCCTCTAGTTTTCTGTTCTTACGCAGTGCTGCGCAGGCGGCCTCCTCGAATGCCTTCCACCCATTGAGGAGGTCGTCTACGCGGGTCGATAACTGACTTGTTGCTGCCAAGCCGTGCCTCTCTTATACTTCGGTCAGCACAGCAACGTTGAAGGCGCTGAAACTGTACCACACGCCACCATAAGCAACGAGCTCGAGGAGGCTCGATGCGGTCGCCGCCATGGTAGCGGTGTCTTTGTTGCCATTGATGGTATTGGCCGGCGCGGTGATAACGTGCTGGTTGTTTGTGGTCGTGTAGAAGGTCAACTTGCAACCATCCTGGCCACCGGCAGACTGCGCACCGGAAACAGGAGCAGGCAATGTGATTGCCGCTGCACCTGCGTAAGTGATGAGCACATTGCCAACCGGGATAGTGATGGTCGCCACAGAAGTCGAAACCACCTGCAAAGAAGCTGCTGGTGTCCCCGAGGTGTTGAATGCCGGCGCAGTCAAGGTAGTGTTGGCCGAAATGCCGTTGTCCATAAAACTCAACGGAGCGGGGCTATTGACCGACTGTGTGACCGTCCCGATCAGCCCTTGATTGGCGCCGCCGGCGGTGCGATACACGTTGTAGATCACGTTGAAATTGCTGCCCTGCAACTGCGGAATGTTCAAGGCCGCCCAACTGACTGTGTTATAAGTCAGGGCGCCCAATGTAGTAGGGCCGGTTGTTGTCGAGACGGTCGCTGAAGGCACAGTCTGTCCATTGACGGTTGCGGAAACCACATAGGATTGGTGGCCTGCCGCACCGCCCACTGTTGTAATCACAGGCACCGGCAGGGGAACGTTGCCCCCCTCCAATGCTTGAAGTAGAGCCGCAATCACGTCTGACTGGGTTGCGGGAACTGGGGGTGCTACGTTCATGGTGTTTCTCCTTTGTGTTGATGTTACAACAAAGTGGGTACAAGCGCGGGCTTAATCTCGCGCGAGTTAAAATCGGCTAGCCATTGCTTTGCCGTCTCACAAGAATTGGCGTCCCTCCCATCGCGTCGAGCTTGAAACGACCAAGCCATTGAATCTGCGCTATACAATGTTTTCTGTACGTACTCAGAAGTAAGCGCCGTCTTCTTCACACCAAAACCATGTAACCGTAAATCAGGACGTTTTCTATTGATGGTTGATAGCACATCCTCAATCGAAAATACATCACGGTTACGCTTGCAAACCGAACCCACGCCAACCCACATTCCTTTCTCAAGAAGTGGGCCATACATCTCGATGTGCTGCACATAATCCTGTGGCAAATAGCCTTGTAGTACAGGCAATATAGGAACATTGCAACCAAAAGTTAGCAGCTCACAATAGCGCTCCATGGTTAATTGTTGATGCTTTTCAACAGTCAGACCAGTTCGTGCGAGCATCTGCGGCTCGCACATATAATCTTCTGTAACTGCTGCAAGCAAATTGCCATTGCTTCCCCAGCGCTTGATCTTTTGTGCATAACTACTAACTGATTGTTTATATCCCCCATCTCGACTCAACTTTGAAAAAGCACCGGAATCCAAAATCCAATCTTTGACTGCAAAGTCACTTTTGCGGCCTTCAAGTGTATTGACTGAAATACAGCACGCATCAAACTCTGCGGCATGCCTTACATTGAAAATGCCTATAAAGAATTTCATTTGTCGGAGTCCTTAATCCCTTCACTTACTGCTGCTTGAAGCTCGCGCTCAACAAATTCTTGATTCGCTTTGAGTACAGGAGTTACAAACGGCGTGGGCGGAATAACCACAAAAGGCACAAGGTAGAACAGAGGATAAAGAATGCCGTCTTTAACCCCGTAGATAATATGCCCACGTATGAATGTCTTGTACCCTGCATCCTCGGCCTCGCGCGCTGTGAAACGACCAACTCCCGCCTCTGTTAATGCTTCATCGAGCGGGATGGTTAAGTACTGGCCGTGTGTTGGGAAGATGGTACCGCCAAACTCCTGTATGGGCCCATAAGGTAAAGATTGGCTTGCGAGCATCCCTCCGTGGACGCCGGCTGAATCTTCAGTAGTTGGTAGAGCCGATTCTGATCTCCTGAGATCGCCAGTCCTGACGTGCAAGCCAAACTCCTCAAAATGTTCTCGGGCATGGGTTGCCAAATGCTGGCTGATACCATCCATCCTCCTAACCGCGGCCCTACGTATCGCAGGAGTCACTTCACCCAAGCGCACAATGATCTGCCGCGAACCTTCAAGAGTCACATTGACCATCAACCGACCTCAAGATCTTCGAGGTTTTCTTGTGGCAAATTCGCTGCGCGCTTACTCACAAAATACAAATGCTTTTCGAGGTTCTTCAGATCTTTAGCAAAGGCTGCCAATCGTTCTTGCAAGTCCTGATGTCTTTGCGCCGTCTCTGTTCTATACTGCTGATAGAAGACAGTGAATAAAGTTGTGGCCACGGCTACAAAAATACCTATGATCCACGCGAGAACTGTGCCAGTCTGATAAACCACCTGTTGCCTCGCTTCCAAAAGGCTGATCCTATCATCCTGCTTACCTTGACTTCGCATCCAATCATTGGCATTCTGCCGTTCCTGTGACTGTAGTATGGCGTCTTGTGCTTCATGCCTTTCGACGGTCTCCTCCAGCACAGTAACGCGATCTTCCAACGTCATCTGATGCGTAGTTAATTGATGCTGCGTTCTTTCGTTGGTTGACTTAGCTGCCGTCAATGGGAGTCCAATAAGACTCACCCCAACAACAAGAGTTGATAGTCTCATCGCCCATCCCTGTTGACGCACAACACATGAATCTGTCGCTGGTCCCTGCGAATCTGGCAAATCCATGATCTCATCTCCTGGCCCTCGTGCTCAACTTACCCCGCCCTCCGATTACTGGATATGAACGGGTATTGCTTACATTACCGTAACGTTGTAGGCCAAACTCGCTGGCGTCCCGGTGCCGCACACATACACCGTCACTGTGTTCGTTGAGGTCACTGAAGCTCTGAGATTGAACGCTCCTCCCACATCGGCCCCGGTCGTGCTGCTCACTGCTACGGGATGCCCGACTACAGCCCCAGTGACGGTTGCCATGCCTGAATCGCAGGTTGCGGTGAGGGCGGTTCCGGTAATGGTTCCCGTGGCTCCAACTAACGTCAGTTGAGGGCCGCCTGTCGCTACTCCGTTGTAGGCAGTCGCAGCCGCCGGAATCCACGTAGCCGCCCCAGGCCCGATCAACCCCGAACTTCCATTGTCGGCAGCATTCGCCGCAATCAGCCCGCCGCCTGTCGATGGGCAGGTGGTGACTTCGTTGTTTCCGTTGCCTATCGCGTAGTAGGTGCCTGAGATTTGCAGGTAGTAAACCTGCGTGTATCCATAAGGCACAACTCCTCCGACCATCGAAATCGAAATCTTGTTCGTTGAGCCGGATGCCGGGTTGTGTGTGGTGATAGCGGAGGTCAGCGGCCCCGCGTGTGTGTAGTCTGTCCCCCAGTAAGTTGGCAACCACGCCGCGCCGAATGTGTAGGTGGTCCCGTTGGCGCAGTTGCCGCCTGACGCCGAGTTAAGCGAAGGAGACACGCCATTGGTAGCTGTGCTGTAGGTTGGCGTCGTGGCCAGCGTCACGCCCACTGTCGGCTGGAGCAGGTTCGTCCGAAGCGATGCTACGGTTGCGGTGTTGAAAGCCCCATCGGGAGCGCGGAACTGCTGGACGATATTCGCCAGCTTCCCATTGTAGGTGGAGTAGTTGGTGCCGCTGGAATCCGTCCATGTGCAAGTTGCCCCGTTCCACGATCCACTTGCAGGAAGCACAAAGCTGGTGCCCGCTGTCCCGTAAGTGTTGGGAGTGTTGCCCGCAATTACGA